GAAATCTCTCACTCCGAGAACGGCATCAGTCGTATGTACGAGAACGCTGATGTACCTGAGTCTATGTTGGTCGATGTAATACCGCATTGCGGCTTGCTTTGAGAGGTGATCGTTATGCGTTGTATGGTCAGAAACAAATCTTATTTCTACTATGCACTGTATGATGGTCAAACCGAACTCAAGGATGAGTACGGCAATGCAACAGGTCAATACGATATTTCTTACGCAGATCCTGTGAAAACGCTCGGTAATGTTTCTGCCGCTCAAGGTGAGATACAGAGCCGACAGTTCGGTGACAGTGAAACCTACGACAAGGTGATTGTTTTAGACAATCCCTCTACTCCGATCGATGAATACTCGATCTTGTGGGTTGACACTGTGCCGGAACTCACCGAGGATGGTCACCTTGCTCTCGATGAAAAAGGAGAGGTCAAGACCCCTCACGATTACATTGTGAAAAAGGTCGCTCGCTCCCTCAACGGAGTGTCCATTGCGATCAGTAAGGTGGCAGTACGATGAGTAAGAAAACAATCAGGTTTGGTCTTGGTGTTACAGACATCAACAGGGCTATTCGTGAGGTCAATAAGTTCAAGCAGGATTTCCGAAACAAAGTCGATACCTACCGAAAAAGAATTGCTGAGGAGTTAGCGGTGCAAGCATCACTGAATTTCGGCAATGCGGTTGTAGACGATGTGATACACGGAAGCCCTCGCAGACCTGATGTGGCAGTCACGGTGAGCGAGCGTGGTAGCATCTCCGTAGTCGTAGCAGAGGGCGAGGATGCCGTTTGGTGCGAGTTCGGTGCAGGTGTTTATCACAATGGCTCGGTTGGCAGTTCTCCTAACCCTTATGGTAATGATCTCGGTTTCACGATCGGAAGTTACGGTAAGGGGTACGGTAAGAAACAAGCGTGGGGCTACTACGATGAGAACGGTGATCTCGTTATCACTCGTGGTACTCCGGCATCAATGCCGTTATACAATGCGGCACAGGAAGTAATGCGTAAAGCGATTGAGATCGCAAAGGAGGTGTTCGGATGATTGACATTGAAAATGAGGTTTTCAATACCGTTGCATCGGTAGTGAGAGCCGCTTATCCCGGCATCTATATGGTGGGCGAATATGTCAAAACACCTCCGAAATTCCCTTGTGTATCGCTCGTGGAGATGGACAATCAATCGTATCAGGCTACGGAGGATAGCGGTAGTTCGGAAAACCACGCTTCCGTGATGTACGAGGTGAATATCTACTCCAATAAGAGCGTTGGCAAGAAATCGGAGTGTAAGGCAATCGCCGCACTCATTGACGAGCGGATGTTGGCACTTGGGTTTGCTCGTACAATGCTCCAACCTATCCCCAATTTGGACGATGCTACAATCTACAGAATGGTTGGTAGGTACAGTGCCGTAATTTCAAAAAATAAATCCGTATATAGGAGGTAATACACTATGGCTACTTCGAGTTACAAGACCTTTTTGATGATCAAAAGGGAAAATGCGTATGAGAAGTTGGTGGACATCAAGGATTTCCCTGATCTCGGCGGCTCTCCTGAGATGCTCGAAACCACCACTCTCTCCGACCCTATGCAGACCTACATTGAGGGTATTCAGAGTCAGGATGCTCTTGAGTTCACCATCAATTACGATCTCGCAACCTATCAGCAGATCGCCGCTATGAAAGGCACGGAAACCGATTTCGGTGTTTGGTTTGGCGGCACGGAAGCCAACGGAGTTGCTACCCCCACAGGCGATGAGGGCAAGTTCAATTTCAAGGGCTACATCAGCATCAGAGTCGTTGGCAAGGGTGTCAACGAGGTTAAGGAAGCGATCATCTCTATCGCTCCCTCCACCGCTATCACTCTTGGCGAATAATTTTCGGAGGTAAAATTCTATGAGCAAACAGTTGAGATTTACTTATCAGGACAAGCAGTATTGTCTTGAATACACTCGCAAGAGTGTTGAAACTATGGAAAAGAGCGGTTTCGTGGCATCCGACATCAAGGATAAGCCTATGACCACTCTCCCGGCACTCTTTGCAGGTGCTTTCCTTGCTAACCATCGCTTCGTCAAGCAGGAGGTTATCGATGAGATTTTCTCTAAGATGACCAATAAGTCTGACCTGATCGGCAAGTTGGCAGAGATGTACAATGAGCCGATTATGACCCTCATTGACGAGCCTGAGGAAGCCGAGGGAAACTTGGATTGGACGGCAAGTTGGTAAGTGGCTCGCTGTCTGCCCCTGAGGGGAGCGAGCGTGATAGTTCGCTCCCCTCTATCACTTACACGGAAAGATTTTACGAGCAGTTTCCTTACTACTTAGCGATCGGTATGACACCTGAACAGTATTGGGATGGTGATCCTGCTTTGGCTAAATATTACCGACAAGCCGATGAGTTGAAATTGGAGCGACTCAATCAGCAGTTGTGGCTACAGGGTATGTATGTGTATGAAGCGATCTGCGATGCTTCCCCCATACTCAGAGCCTTTGCTAAAAAGGGTACGAAACCTCATCCGTTCACTGAAAAGCCCTATCCTCTTACCGCAAAACAGCGTGTCAGCGATGCGGCGGCTAAGGAAAAGGCGGTGTCCGAAAAGGGCAAGCGGATGATGGAAGCCTTTATGAAACTCAATAACAGTAAGTTTGGGAATACGGCTCAGGAGTAAGTAGTGATAGGAGGTGAGTGCAATGTCCACTACAATCGAGTCTTTGGAACTTGAGGTATTATCGAGTTCTCAGAGTGCGGAAAGCGGCTTGGATGCCCTGACTGCATCTCTTGAAAAATTGAAAAAGGCTACGAGTGGCGGTGTTGGTCTTACTTCGGTAATAAAGCAGATTAAAGGGCTTGGTGATGCGGCAAGAAGCGTTGACTCAACCTCGATAAATAATCTGAACGGTCTTACTAAGGCGATCAGTACCTTATCGAATTTGGGCGGTGTCAAACTGTCCTCCACCATCGCAACGCAGATCACCGCTATCGGTGACTCTGCTAAAACACTTAACGGTGTGAATTTTGCACCTATCTCTGATCTCGCTAACTCGCTCAGTCCGTTGTCCACCATCGGCAAGATCAATCTCAATTCTGTTGTAAATCAGTTGAACAGAATACCTGAGATTGCTACGCAGTTGAACAGTGCGGATATGAGTGGCTTTGCATCCAAAATCAGAGAGTTGGTTACGGCTCTACAGCCTTTGTCTGAGATGCCGAAACAGACAATATCCTCCACTCTTACGCAGATCAAGAAAATCCCTGAAATCTTTGCAGGTCTGAACGGTGTCGATATGGGAGCGTTCTCTGCAAAAATTCAGGAGTTGGCTACGGCTCTCAAGCCGTTGGCTGACGAAATGAATAAGGTTGCCGCAGGTTTCTCTGCTTTCCCGGCAAAGATCCAAAGGCTGATCGCAAACACGAACAGTCTTACGGCATCCAACAATAAAGCATCAGGCTCGTATGTAAACTTCTACGCAAAGATCAAGATGGCTGTCACGGCGGTTAGAACGATCGCAACGAAAATTGCATCGTGTATTACCACTATGAATGACTACATCGAGAATGTAAACCTCTTTACCGCTTCTATGGGCAAATATGCTGATAAGGCGAAAGAGTACGCAGAAACCGTAGGAGAGGTAATGGGTATCGACCCCGGCGAGTGGATGCGAAATCAAGGTGTGTTTATGACCCTTGCGACAGGCTTTGGTGTTGCAGGTGATCGTGCATACCTGATGAGTCAGCAGTTGACACAGTTGGGATATGACCTGTCCTCGTTCTTTAATATCAGTTACGAGGATGCAATGCAGAAATTGCAGTCAGGTATCTCCGGCGAACTTGAGCCGCTCCGTAGACTTGGTTATGACTTATCTCAGGCTAAGTTACAGGCGCTTGCATTGAGTCTTGGTATCGACAAGTCGGTATCGAGTATGACTCAGGCAGAAAAGGCTCAGTTGCGTTACTATGCAATTATGACTCAGGTTACTACCGCACAGGGCGATATGAGTAGAACGCTGAACGCTCCTGCCAATCAGTTGCGTATTCTCAAGGCACAACTCACTCAGGCGGCTCGTGCGATCGGTAGCATCTTTATCCCGGCATTGAACGCTATTCTCCCTTATGCCATTGCGGTGGCTCAGGTAGTCCGCTATCTCGCTTCTGCGATCGCAAGTCTGTTCGGCTTTGAGATGCCTGAGGTCGATTACTCAGGTATTGACTCCGTGACAGGAGGGGCTGAGGATGCGAGCGGTGCTTTGGATGATGCGGCAGAGTCCGCAAAGAAACTCAAGAGTTATATGTTGGGCTTTGATGAACTCAATGTCATCAATCCGAATGAGGATAGCGGCTCAGCAGGTATCGAGGACACGCTCGGTCAGTTCGATTTCGAGTTGCCGACCTACGATTTCATCAGTGATGCGACCGAGAGCCGTGTGGCTCAGATCGTAGAGGAGATGAAAGAATGGCTCGGTCTGACAGGCGAGATCAACAGTTGGAGCGATCTGATGGATACTCGCTTTGGTAATATCCTCACAACAGTTGGTCTTATCGGAGCAGGTATCGCCGCTTGGAAAGTCACCAAGACATTCCTCGACAGCATTGCCGCACTCAAGGCTCTGTTAGCAAGTCCTACATACACCATTGCGATCGGAGTTATTCTCACCCTTACAGGTTTTACAATCGAGTTCTCAGGGGTAAAGGATGCGGTGGAGAACGGACTCGCAGGTTTCAATTTTGCGGAAATTGTCGGTGGTGGCATCATCGGTACAGGTGGTGCGGCTTTACTCGGCTCGTCACTCGCCACTTGGATTGAAACTGCTTTCGCAGGTAGTGCGGTTGATCTCGCTATTACCCAAGCAGGTATCAATATGGGTGTCGGTACAGTCGGTGCGGCAGGTGCGGCTCTTGCGGCGAGTGTCGCAGGTATTATCGCAGGTATTCCGGCTATGTTTGTCGGTATCTACGATGCGTGTGTAAATGAGATCGATTGGCTCAACGGTGCATTGGTCGCTATCGGTGGTGCAGGTGTCGGTGCAGGTGTCGCAGGTATTCTGACTGCGGCAGGTACGGCAGTCGCTCCCGGTATCGGTACGCTCATCGGATTGGGTGTTGGTCTATTGATTGATGGTATTATCCTCGCAGTTCAGAATTGGGATGTCATCGAAAAGTTCTTTACCGAAACTATCCCCGGATGGTGGGATGACTTCACTAAGTGGGTCAAAAAAATTCCTACCAACATCAAGAATTGGTTTAAGAACTTGGGCAAGAACATCGACAAATGGTTTGATGATCTGTGGCAACCGATCAAGGACTACGATTGGTCAGGACTCGGTTACGACATCGGTCAGTGGTTTGGTAATGCGTGGCAGTCTGCTGTTACCTTTGTTACCGAAACGATACCGAATTGGTTTGTCAATATGTGGGAGAGCGTGAAGTCCGCATTTACGCAGTTCTTTACCGTAACGCTTCCCAAATTTTTCACCGAAACTATCCCCAATGTGGTCAAGAGCATAGGTCAGTTTTTCAAGGAATTGCCCAAGAAAATCTACGATGCCTTTATCACCGCTAAGAATTGGATAGTTGACATCGGTGGGTCGATCATAGACGGTATTTTCGAGGGCTTGTCCTCAATTTGGCAAGCCATCAAGGATTTCGTAGGCGGCTTTGTTCAGGGCTTTAAGGATGCACTCGGTATTCACTCGCCCTCTACGGTGTTCGCTGAGATCGGCGGCTATCTGATCGAGGGTCTGTTCGGTGGTATGCTTGAGTGGCTCGGCACGATCGGTGAGTGGTGTAAGACCCACATTATTGACCCATTCAATCAGGCGATGGATGGTGCGTTGACCTTTGCGGTTGATGTAATCAACGATGCGGCAGAGTGGTGGGGCAATGTCAAGGCTTGGTGGGCTGAGAAAGCCAAGAACGGTCTTGATGCGGCTGTAAAACTCGTGAAACAGGGTTGGACAACGCTTGTAGAATTTGTCGGTAACGCAGTGAGCGTAAGCATCTCTCTCCTCAAGAAAGGATGGTCTACCATCTCCTCTTGGGTAGGCACTGCGGTCGAGGTTGCGATCTCCCTCGCAAAGAAAGCGTGGACTACGATCAGCAATTTCGTAGGCACTGCGGTTTCCGTGAGCATTTCGCTCGTGAAAAACGCTTGGACTACTATCACCAATTTTGTCGGTAACGCAGTGAGCGTAGCCATCAGTATTTTCAAGAGTGGATGGTCTACCATCTCCTCGTTTGTGGGTACTTCGGTTTCCACTGCGATCAGTCTGACAAAGAGCGGTTGGACTTCTATCAAGAATTTCGTGGGAAGTTCCGTATCGGTTGCGATCTCTCTCGCAAAGAGCGGTTGGAGTTCTATCTCCTCGTGGCTCGGTAGCCTTACCGCAACATTGAGTATCAAACTACCTAAAATCGGAGTGAATTGGGGCGAGATTGATGTACTTGGTGCAACAATCAAGTACCCTAAGGGCTTTTACACTTACGCTAAGGGTGGTTTCCCTGATTTCGGACAGATGTTTATCGCAAGAGAAGCAGGACCGGAACTTGTCGGTACGATCGGTAATCGAAATGCGGTCGTGAACAACGATCAGATTGTAGAGTCTGTTTCCACAGGTGTTTATCAGGCAGTTGTGGCGGCTCTCGGAAGCGGTGGCGATGAGGGTGGCGATACCCAAATCATCATCAACCTCGATGGCGAGAAAATCTATGAAAATCAGCAAAAGGTGGCTCGTAATCGTGGCTATAACTTGGGAATGGGGGTGTTCAGTTTTGGCTAATGGATTTATCTATATAAACGAAATGGCTTTCCCATACCCTGACAAGGACAGTGGCTTGCAGACCATCGCTACCCTCGTCAACAGTGCGAGAACAGCCGATGGAGTAATGAGAGGTGAAAAGATAGGTCGTGACCAATCTAAAATCGAACTCACTTGGAATGTGCTGACCCCTGAGGTTTGGAGTGCGATGCTCGCTCAGTTCGATAACTTCTACTTTACCTGTCGCTATATCGATATGAGGACTAACGATTGGACAACTCGAAAGTTCTATGTCGGTGACCGATCTGCAAGACCGTTCTTGGTAGATCCTATCACAAACAAACCTAAGTATTGGGTACAGTGCAAGGCGAATGTGGTAGATGTCGGAGAGTGAGGTGAGCGGTCGTGAAAGTTGTTTCTAATAAATATAAGGAAGTAATGAGTCAGACCATTCGCCCTACTTCTCAGTTTCAGGCAAGGCTTGAGATGATTGACCGTAGTGTCGAGGGTGATGCTACGGTTATCACCTCACTCAAAGCACCGTTCTCCACGAGCATTTTCGATAAGGTACACGAGTGCGATTACATCACTTTTGAAAAGGATTTTATGAAAGTTGGTGGAAACGCTCTCATCCTGCCGGAGTCGGATTTCCGTAGAAACGGCTATGTCAGTTCCGTAATGACCGATGAAAACGGTAATTTCGCTCAGATACCTACGCTTGAGTTCGGCTTTGTTTCTATCAAAGATTTCGTGGGTATGACCTACGAGTTTGCGAAAGCCTATCCTAAGCAGATCAGAGTGACCTACTACCTCGATGGGGTACAGCAAGGTCAGTTCATCTCTGAGCCTGATGGGTTGGAGTTCGTGGACGAGGATAATCATATTCCGAACTGCGATAGCGTTAAGTTCGAGTTCCTGAGTATGTCTGAGCCGCACAGGAGATTGCGTATCGCAAAGATGCTGTTCGGTCTTGAGAAAATCTTTAATACAGGAGATATTCTCTCGACCGATCACACAGCGAGCGTTGATCCTATCTCATCGAGTCTGCCGTATGAGAAACTCACTATGAAAGTGACGAACTACGACAAGGACTACAATCCTGATAACCCTCACGGTATGTGGGAGTATTTCGCAAACGGTCAGCCGTTGCGTGTGAGATACGGTACTACCGTTGACGGTCATACGGAGTGGGTCGATGCGGCTTACCTTTACATCTCAGATGCTCCGAAAGTCGATGGTAAGACTGCCACATTTCAGGCTACGGATGCTCTGTCGTTCCTCACGAACACCTATTACAAGGGTCTGTGGAGAACTGAGGGTATCTCCTTGTATGATTTGGCGATCGATGTGCTTCACGATGCCGGAGTCACCTCGTACAGCATCCCTACCTACTTGCAGAACATTATCACCTATGCTCCCTTGCCGATTGCCACTCATCGTGAGTGTTTGCAGTTGATCGCAAACGCAGGTCGCTGTGTTCTGTACACAGGTGTTGACGGTGAGATCGTAATGAGATTACAGTTGACAGCCGATGTATCGCTCTCAGACAACGGTCATTACAAGTGGGCATCCTTACAGGGTATCTACAACGGTGGCTCTAAGGTCGATTACATCACTTTCGAGCCTAACAAATGGCGAGTGGGTACGGATAACCTGTTCGTACCTACCGAGAACAGCGATGAGTACAAACGCACAGGCTTTATCAGCGAGGAGCAGTCGGATGGCAAGGGTAAATTCACAAGCCCTCCGAAAATCTTTGTTGCGTACTCACTGCCTGTTTCCTCTTATCAGTTTTCGATCGGCTTTGACAGCGTGAATGACACCTGTGCATCGGATTTCAACCTGATCTTTACCAATGGCGGCGAGATCGTCAAAAGGGTCGAGGTTAGGGGTAACACCGAGGTTGTGTACACGCTGAACGAGGAGGTCATTGACTATACTCACATCACCATTGAGATCCTGTCTACCCTTAGACCGTATCACAGGGTGAGAGTTGAGTCGATCAACGAGGGTAAGGTCACAGACTTCTATCTCGATTTTGCTACAGCCCTACAGTCACCTCAGGTGAATAAATCTGAGGAACTGAAACAGGTCGATGTCACTGTCCACTCCTATCACATTGCGGCTCAGACAACGGAGATTTACAAATCCACCGATGTCGAGATCAATGGTGAAAAGGAAATTCAGGTCAATTACGATTTGGCTACCGAAATGTCGGCATCCGTCACCAATGGTGAGATCCTCTCGGCGGTGTATTATGCCGGAACAGCGTTTCTGCTCATCCGGGCAGAGAGTACGGTGGATATTGTGGTTACAGGTAAGACCCTCGTGGATAAACAGTCCATCATTACCACCTCGGTAAATAAGTTGGGAGAGCCGTGTCCGCTGGACAATCCCCTCGTCACCGATGTGGTTTGGGCAAAGGAACTCGGTGAGTGGGTTGCGAACTACCTCAAGTGTCGCAGTTCCTACGAAACGAATTTCAGACAGGATTTCAGACTCGACATCAACGACATCATCTACATTCAGACTGATTTCGAGGAGAACATTCCTGCTCGTATCACAAAACTACAGTACAAACTCCCCGGACAACAGGGAGCAATAAGCGTAAGGAGGATGACATAATGGCTTGGATAACACCTAAAACGAATTGGGTTGACGGTGACTATTTCAACATCAATCCTGATTACAACCGTATTAAGGGCAATATCGAGTATCTGATAGAACTGAGCAAGGAGATGTACTCCGAGTACAACGCTCCGGCTATGGAGTCTGTGGATATGACAGGTTATCCTACGGTGTCGTTCTTTAACAATGTGGTCAACGCAACAAAGGCTATTTTGGATAACTGTTACGCTCCTAACGGCACTCGCTCGATGAAAACCTATTCGAGCAACGGTGTCGGATGGAGTGCGGCAGAACTGAACATCATCGAGGGCAATCACCTGTATCTTTATCAGGCTTTCACAGGTCAGAAATCAGGTATTCGCAGGTTGACACTCACTTTAGGAGGTGTGAAAATTGGCAGTTAAACATTTCGTGGATGAAATTCCACCGTCAGGCGGCAGAGTGTATCAGATCGTTACCGATGGCAGTACCTCTAAGATCACTGATGTAACGAATTATCAGCAGGTTGGCACAGGTTTCGGTGCTAACGATGTGAACTGTGCGTGTGTGCTTGAGTGCAATTACGCAAAGAGCGGCACAGTCCACAAACTCACTACGGAGAACACCGCAAGTGAAAATATCAAGTTCTTTGCTACGGCGGCTTTCAACAGAGGTGACACATTTACCTTTAACGGAACGGCTGTCACAGCACAGACTACGGACGGACAGGCACTTGGCACTAACTTCTTTAAGGCAAACACGATCGTGGAGTGCCGCAAAAAGGATAATGTCTTGTACTTTGCGAGTTCAAGCAAGTCTATCGTAGACGATGCCACAGGATCGGCATTTCGTCTTGGTATAGAAAACGGAATTATGTATATCGAGGAGGAATAACACGATGGGTGACAAAATCTTTTTCCCCAATTCTCAGCAGTTCGACCTTATGAATGAAAACCTCGCTAAGATCGCTAAGGCGGTCGGCTCTCAGGTGGACATCACCACTTGGGCAGGTATTCAAAAGGCTGTCAGAGCAGGTATCGCTCCTGACATTCTCCCGGTCGGTACTCAGTTGCTCGTGGAGCACAGCGTGTACGGAGAGCATCTGTACGATGTTGTGGCTCACGATTACCTCAAGAGCGTTCACGATGAAAACGCTCACACGATGACACTCCTGTGTCACGATCAGATTGCCGCCATTCAGTTCGACGGTATGGAAGCGTTCTATTACGCAGAAGCGGAACTCCCGGCAGGTACTTACAATTTCACTCTCGCTACCGCTTACTCCTCTTGGGCGGCAGGTACTTATCAGTTCACGCTGACTCAGGCACTGCCTAAGGGTGGTCAGTTGGCTATCAGTGGTTACGCTGATGCGGCTATGACCTCAAGACAGGTGAAAGCCTTTGCGAGCCGTACCACTACTGCGGCTACCGAGAGCGTGGCGATCACTTCCGGCAACGGTGGAACGAGTCTTGGTACTTTCGGTGTCGAACTCAATCACTCTCATAGAGTGTCCTACGGTAGCAATAACTACAAGGAGTCTGCGATCAGGCAGTTCCTTAACAGTCCATCTGCCGCAGGTAGCGTATGGACTCCTCAGACCAAGTTTGACCGTCCTCCTACTTGGATGACCTCTCTCGCAGGTTTTGTCGGTGGTTTAGATGACGATTTCCTCTCTGTTGTTGGTGAGGTCATCGTACCCTGTTCCGCAAACAACACCTATGAAGCCCCTGACTCTACGGTGGCTAAGGGCGAAAAGTACACCGTGACCGACAAGTTCTATCTCGCAAGTCAGAGA